CGTCATTCAAGCACGGGTACAAGTACATTCACGCCGGACATGATGCGTGCGCGAACGAGCGGTGCAAGCTGGCTGAGGCCATCGTGCGACGACTTGGCGATACTGTTGAGTCAACCGTATCGACAGTGCTTACGTATGTTTACACGGCCGAACTGCGTGCGGTGAGATTCCTGGCAGGCGTAGTTGTCGGTAAACCAGCTGATGTGACACTATGGACGTGGCTAAAGTTTTGGGGCATCGCAAGCAAGCAGAGCCAACATGTCGTGCATAGTTGGCTGAACCAGATATTTGAGCTACAAGTGCTGCAGAACAGAGTTGATGCCAAGGTTGATTGGGCCAAGGAAGAGTATAACAGGACGAAGGGTGTCAAGTTTGCAAACGTCGACCCTAAAGTCACTTTTGACCTCGCTAAACAGATATTCCGCGATGGCATAACTGCGACCCATGCACCGCTTAAGAGCAAGTGGAGCGACTACTGGGCACAGCGATGGGCCAATATGACTACCGGAAGCTTCGTTTCCCAGTACGCTGAAGACATCAAGTACAAAGCGGCTTTCGCTGACCCAGAGCTGGCAAATAAACTCTCTGTTGTCTCAAGCATGCCCAACGACGTGTCGATCGACCACTTTCTGAAACGTGCGCCGATGCTGTACGCCACTACTAGTACGAAGTACGAGTGGGGCAAAGTGCGTGCACTGTATGGCTGCGACATTACGAGCTTCCTACTGACCGATTTCGTCATGCACACTGCTGAACAGGCACTGCCCGTCTATTTCCCTGTAGGTGAGCGTGCTAACGATGCCGAGGTGCGCAGACTTGTCAGTGCGATGTCGGGTGGCATACCGTTTTGCTATGACTATGACGATTTCAACAGCCAGCACAGTACCGAGAACATGGTGGCCGTACTTGCAGCATGGCGCGTTGTACACCAGCGCTTCATTAGTGAGGACCAGGACAGGGCTATGGCTTGGGTGATACAGTCTGTAAAGCACGCCAGGGTCCGTGACAACGAGCGTGGCATACAATACACTGTCAACGGAACACTGTTCTCAGGATGGCGACTCACCTCATTTATGAACACTGTCCTAAACCGTGTGTACCTCCTGGCGTCCGGCCTGGCTGACAAGGTGCTGTACGCAATACATAACGGTGATGACGTGTTCTGTGTTGTTGACAAGTTCGTCGACGGAGTGCAACTCTATGAGTCCGGCAAGGCAAACGGTCTACGCGCACAGAAGAGCAAGATGATGCTAGGCACAATCGCAGAATTCCTACGTGTCGATGCGCTGGCGCCTGACCCTACGTCAGCACAGTACTTGACACGGGCTTGTGCGACTGTATGTCACGCCCGTGTTGAGTCTGACACCCCGCAGAGTCTACCTGCAGTGCTTAACGCGGTGCATGAGCGCATAGCAAATGTGCTCAAACGCGGTGGCAACCAGCCAAGTGTAGACAGACTGCGCACGCGTGTGATTGAGCGTATGGCTGAGCTGTTCGAGAC